ACAGCTATTTTAAATATTTTTCCAAGTTCTATCGGACCACTAATTTTTCCACGATTAGGGCATCCATTACATATGCCTGGATTAGCATCTTCAAATGATTCACAAGTATGAGGCCCGCCTTTAGGTTTACCATCTCTATCAACTGTTCTTTGAGTACTCGCGGCTTTTGCAAATGCTTCTCTTTCATTATAGGTTGGGTGGCCTTCTGACATAAGTTTGATTGCGGAGTCTTTGTCTTCACAGTGTTGAGCAATAGATAAACCTCTCCACCATACAGGTTCTTGTAATGTTTTAGCATTATCTATAATGAAGTTAATCTGTGCACAACCTTTTGTCTGCGCAATCTTTTTAAAACTATATTCATAATTATCTAGTTTGCGTGCTTTACGTTCTTCTTCACTTAGTCCTTTAGGTGCGGCCTGTAATATATCTGCAAGACTAGGTTCAAGATTACCTAAGAACTCTTTAAACTCATCAAATATATAAATAGGTAAGTCGTCACCCATAACTTTAGTAGGTGAGGGGGGCATAGTTTTTTGATTGAATGTATCAGGGCAACGTAAAATGCGGGCTAGATCAGCGGTGACTACAGGATCTATGTTTAAACCATGTGTCAAGCAAAAGTCTTTAAACTTTTCTGCGTAAGGTTTCCACTCGGTTGCGGGAATGTCCCGATCAAAAAGCCAATAAGAATGGATGCCAGTTCCCGAGTCTACCTTAACAGGAGGGGGAAGATTATGTTCTAGTACGAATTGGTCAATCGCTTGGATTGCTTCATTTTTTGAGTTATAGCCCTTACCGTCGCCTACATCAAGATCAACGAAGAAAGACCTAACAGACTTCGCCTCATCAGCCTTGCGACTGTATCCATTAAATGAACTAAGTGCAACAAAGATATTGGTGGGTGTATTCTTCTTTGACTCAATGAACTCTGCAAGCTCATCTATATTTTCTACGAATTTATGTCTAGTTAATTTAGCTATTGGATCAATCGTAGCTACACAGTAAACGCCTGTAGATGGCAGTGCTTTCTTATAAAATTCTTTCATCATTTGCAGTTTCCTAAATTTTTAGTCAACAGTATCCCGCCGCACTTAAAATGCGTTTTTCTATTTACCACTAGGGAGGATTCTATTCTACTACGTTTTTATAGTTTGTCGATAACTTTAGTATCAATAAATATTTTCGCATCGATAGTACTTGGCACAGGCAATTGCCCCGCCTCAAAATATCCACCAAGAATATCCATTAGTTTCTCAACTTTGTCTATGTTTCTATCTCGTATCGGTTTTCCTCTAAACCAACTGTATACTGACATACGAGACACGCCTAATACATTCGCAATAAGTTTAGGTGGCAGGTTAGCTTTTACGCATAACTTACCAAGCTGCACACCTAATCTTTTTTCGTTAAGGCCGTTTAAACTAAGTAGGTATTGTTCGCTATAACACTTAGCCATAATTATCCTTAAGTTTTAACTGACCATTTTTTAACAATGCTACTTACATCATTTGGCTTCTGTACAGGTGCAGGTTCAGCTCTTAATGTAGGTTGCTCTACTACCACGTCTGACTGTACGTCACTTGCTGTCTGAGGTGTTGCAACAGGTTGAGCTTGTGGAGCCGCCGCTTGTGGTGCAGGTGCTTCGCCTTCTTCTTTAGGTTTATATACAGTTAACTTAATATAGTTATCAGCTGTTTGAGACTTAGCTTGTTTCTCTACGTCAACTAATTGTTCAGGTGTTAATACACCGACAGGTGAGAATAATAATTTAGGCGTAGGTGACTTAGTATCAAACTGCATTTTAGTAATGATCTTACTTGCGCCAACGTTATTATTAGCTAACATTTGTACATAAGGTCTGAAACCCCACTTACCATTGTCTTCCTTTTGCCAACATGATGTTGATGGTAATACTAATTGATAGATGTCATTACTTGGATCACCCGGTACTGTAACCGCTGTTCTCCATGATAAACGACATGCTGAACCATTACCTGCTACAGAGTTCTTAACGCTATATGGACATTGGTCACATGAACTTGCGGGAGGATTTGGCACATCAGTATCAGGTGTACGAGAATCAGTAGACCAACATGAAGGTACAATTTTCTCGCCATCTTTATATGATGATGCGTAATACATTCTTGATGCGTTGTGAGCCATACGGATAAAGACTACATTCATTGATCGGTCTTCAATCGTACCAACTTCTTCACCGCCTGCATATTTACGGAATACGCCACCTTTAATTGAGATACGTTTAGTGACGTTGTTACCACCACCACCAGCTACCGCTAGTGTATCTGCGTCTAGTCCTGTTTGAAGTAGGGCTGGGTTTTGTTGCATTAATATTGCTAATTCGTTACTCATAATTTACTCCTTAAGTTTTACTAGGTTTCTTAACTACAATACTATATTCTCTAAAAGAACTAACTCCTGGAGGCATACCTTCTCCTTCATGTGAAGTTAAATATTCTTTTAAGTTAGTGTTATGTAATCGTTGTTGCATTAATTCAATCAATCCGTTTTCCATGATGAATGATTTAAGGCCGTCCCAATCACTACATATATAACTTTCTCTTAATGTTTTAACTATTGTACCCGCGCCTGTACGTATTGTTTCGGCGTTCATTTCATTGCACTGCTCTAATAACACTTGTTCTAATTGCGCTTGTTCTGCTTTTAGCTCAGCGTCCTTTAGTTCAAACTCTCTTGCTATGTTCTCACGTTGACCACGTATTGTCAAGTAAGCTTGTACTATTTCATCTAACTTAATTTGTTCACTCATGACTCTAATTCCTCTCTATATAAATCAACTAGTTTAGTATGTAAATCTACTTTGCCTTGCAACATCTTATAAATTCTTTTCTCTACATCTGACCCTTCAAGATGAACAACTGTCATCTTATTCTTCTGACCTACACGATCCATACGGGCAACACATTGTAGGTAAGTTTCAACTCCCATTACAGGACTCCAAAAGACTATGGTATCTGCTCTAGTTAGCGTCACTCCGTGAGAAGCGGCTTGTGGTTGAATGACTAACACACGAGGGTCGTCCATATTTTGAAAGCGTTGAATGATATGCGCTCTGTCTGTGGCTGATACTGACCCGTTAATAACTTCGTTTGATATATCTTGTTTAGTTAAGTATTGAGATACAACTCGTATCGTGTGTCGGTAAGGTACAAATACTAATATCTTATTCGTAGTCTCTGCAATCACTTCACTTAACGCGGATAGACGAGGTGAGATATCAAACTCAATCACTTCTTTCTTATCTGTGTATACTGCGCCACCCGATATTTGTAGTAGCTTATTAAGATTGGCCGCGGCATTCACAGCACTGACTGATTCACCAGCGGTCTCAATTAACATCTGTTCTTTTAATTGCTTATAATATTTCTGTACTTGGATTGTTAATGGTACATCACGCGTCTGATACATAACATCGGGTAAATCTAAACATTCATTCTTTGCAAATCGTATTGCAGGTTGTAGTGCTTTGAATACTTCATCTTTAGCATTATGTTTTGGTACCCATTTAAACCTTGTAATCTGTTGCATTACTTTATCGCGCCACGCTACACTAAATTTAGGAACTCTCTGCGGGCAGACAAGTTTAGCTAGGCCATAAGCATCGACAGGTGATTGAGCCGCGGGCGTGCCTGTCATCATCCACAATCTTGTTTCAGGTTTAAGAATCTTTGATAAGGTTTTCCAACGAGCAGTACTAGGCGACTTATAAGCATTAGCTTCATCAACCACTATTAAATCAAATCCGCCTTTAATAATTGCATCTTTAACAATAGCTACACCATCATAGTTAATAACAACAAATTCATATTCACCATTAATAATCTTTTCTCTTTTAGCTGAAGTGCCGTGCGCAATACCAACTGATCTGTGCATACACGTATTAAAAACATCGCCTTGCCAAGCTGAATACATAATAGATAAAGGACATATAATAAGAACGCGTTTAACTTTGCCTTGCTTCATTAAATAATCTGCAGACCAAAGTACTGACGACGTTTTACCTGTACCAGCTTCGTTAAAACAAAAGGCGCGGTGATTGATAGATCAGAACTCTGATGTAATACGTTGATGATCGAAAGGTTTATAGATGCCCGGCCAATCATAATCACGAACGATAGGTGATGGTAAGTTATTACGAAATGAAATGAGTTGATTAAGGCGGGTCATCTCATCAAG